CGTCCCGCCGCTGACCAACCAGCAGATTACCGCTGGCTACAGCAAAAGCGCCCCGTTCAAAACGCTGCAGCGTGCGCTGATCGAAGCCGCTCGCCTGTCCATCGTCTCGGGCAGCGGCAATGACCTGTACGACCGCGTGGTGATCCGCGTGTCGCCCGGCGAGCACATCATCGACAATGCACCGGCTGGCGCTGAAACCGTCAGCTCCTGGGGCAGCTCCTTCTCGCCGACCGCCGAAAACCTCCGTGCCTTCAACGGCAGCGGCATTGGCGTGATCCTGCCGCGTGGCGTCAGCATCGTCGGTGAAGACCTGCGGAAATCTGTCATCCGCCCGAGCACGGTCCCTGCTGCCAACCTCAACCCTTCCACTGCCCGTGGTGCCATCTTCAAGGCCACTGGCGGCAGCTTCTTCTTCAACTTCACTTTCAAAGATGCGATTGGCGCTACCACTTCGCACCACCTGCTGTCGGCATTTGAATTCTGCGCCGAGGCAGAACTGAGCGCCTTCTACGCCAAGGTCGCTACAGCCTTTGGGCTGAATCCTGCTGACGTCGAGCTGATCAACCCTGGCGAGACACAGATCACCACTGTCTATCCAGATGGTGCGGCCACTTCTGACGTTGACTCCACGCGTGGCAGCTCGCCATATGTTTTCAACTGCTCGCTGCGTTCCGACTACGGAATGTGCGGCATGTTCCTTGATGGCAGCAAGGTAACAGGCTTCAAGAGCATGGTGGTGGCGCAGTTCACCAACGTGTCCCTGCAGAAGGACATGAACGCATGGGAAATCTACGGAAGCGGAAGCTGGAACGTCCCTGCAAATTACGCTGCCTACATTGCTTCTGACATCAACAATGTCCGCTATCGCATTGCGGGTAACATCAATCATTCCACAGGCTGCTACGACACTGACTACCGCAGCTTTGGCTTTAAGTGCATCAATAATTCCATCCTGCAGGAAGTTAGCTGCTTCGTAATTGGTGACGCCGTTCACCACTGGACCGCAAGTGGTGGTGAATGCACCATCACCAACTCGAACTCAAACTTCGGCCTTACGGCACTGCTGTCATCTGGTTTCCGGGGTATCGGCACTGATGGCGGTGCCTTTGACCAAGACAAGGGATTCTTGGTGAAAGCTGTTCGTCGTGCTCTCAAAGTACGTACTGACGGCAGCAACATTAGGCAAATCACGATTGGCACTGTTGCTGATTACAACAGCACTACTGGCGTGTTGACACTTGAAACCGCCTTTGATCCCAACCTCACCTTTGGCCGTTACGGCTACAGCCTTAAAGAAGACGATTACATCTGGATTGAAAATCGTAGCCGCGACACTGGTCCCGGCTTTGTACCTGGAGATAAGAACGCCTCCACTGCTATCGACGTAAGGGCGAAGATGGCGGCGACCCCTTGGGCCGAGGGTTCGCCCACTCTCATCAACGTCAACCCCAGCGGCGACCTCGCGATCAACAACATCACCACGATGGATCCGGCAGTGCTTGTCGGCAACCGCGTTTACATTCGCCGCCTTGTTGATACCCGCACACCTAGCGAGCGCAAGTATTCAATCGTTGTCGAAAACAGCAATCCCACTGCAACTCGCCGCCCTGTTGGCAACTTCGTTGCCCGCCTTGGCTCTCGTAGTGGCACCTCCACTCAACTTGATCCAACCAACGGCGCGGGCCAGGTGTTCTTGGTCAGCGAGTCGTCTGTAGACAACACAGGCGGCAGCGTGTCGTCCAGTCGTTACAACGTTGTTTTGCGCCCTGGTGATTCAGCTACGAGCTTCACTGCTGGTGCTTACTACCGCGTTGGTACGCCCGCACTCAATTCCAATCGCATCTATCGCGCCAAACGCAACGATTCCTTTGATTCGTTCTCCAACGATGAGTGGGAACCGACGTTGCCGATGCTCACCAACGAGCGCGGCATTGAAGCACTCCGCATTGCCATTGCTCCTGAAGTGCTGATTGACAAGGATCTATCCAACGATCCAGATAGCACTGACCTCGGGGTTAATCAAACCACAGACACTGACATCCTCCAGCAAGTCAGAACCGCCACGGACTATCGCGGCATTGCTGATTTCATGCTTGCCGTGGGCTACAGCGCAAGTGATGTGAATTCTGTGCTGAGCCTGCAAGAACTTGCTGCACGTGACTGGGATCCTTCAGCGCTGAGCAGCCCTGCCCCAAGCGGCAAGTTAAGCGCTCGTGCATTTTGGCCGATGGAGTTCAACCGTCCGAGCTTGATCCGAGCCTTCGGTCAAGCCTACGAGTGGGCCGGTCAGGGTAACTACTCCAAGGCAATGCCGAAATATCAAGTGACGGCATTGAGCGATCAGCACAAGATCGACTACTTCGCCGTCAACCACATGGGCGGCAGGGTTTACAACACCGGCTTCAACGAGGACGGTTTGATCGTTCAAGGTGACACGATCAATGACCTCGGCACCAACACCGTCGTCACCACTGAAACAGCCGGCCTTGGCGCACTCGGTGGTGACCCTGACTTCCCGGTGGTGCCGACCAGCTTTGACACGCTGACTGTCACCGACGAATTCAACGCACTGCAGCAGGCGACGTTCAACAACCTGACAATCAATGGCACCATTGATGGTGCGCCCACATTTGCGCCGAACGTACTGCCAGTAGCCAGCGCTGCAACGCAAGGCATTATTGAACTGGCCACGGCTGCTGAAGTAGCAGCATTGGAAGACATCAACAAAGCCGTCACGCCAGCCACACTTGGTGATCTGCGTGGCGCTGCTGATGGCTTGGCGTCACTGGATGGGTCTGGCACCGTGCCCACTAGCGAGCTTCCTTCCATCCCGGAAGCAAAGCTGCCTGCCTCATCCACTACGCAGAAAGGCATCATTGAGATTGCCACCAACACCGAGGCCGGTGCCTATAGCGACACCACCCGAGCACTGGTACCAAGCAACCTCGGCGCACTTCGAGCCGCAGCCAATGGCCTTGCCACGCTAGATGGCAGTGCGCTGTTGCCAACGGATCAACTTCCAACGATCCCACTTGCCAACATCCCCACGCTGACCAACGCCAAGCTGCCTGTACTGGAGCTGGCAAAGCTGCCGACCATCCCAGCCAACAAGCTGCTCACCACGCCTGTTGCCTGGACCAGTGGCACCACCAACTTCGACCTGAGCGCTAACTTCACTTTCACGCACACTGGAACTGCTACTAGTCTCGCCCTCGGCACACCTGTCACTGCTGGTTATGTTGGCACGTCGGGTTTCATCTATGTGACCAACGCAACCGGCGTGGCGCTCGTTGGCATTGACGACGCCTACTGGAAAGGAGCAGTCAACACTTGGGTGAATCCGACAAATAACACCACTGGCCTTACGGGCAACTTGCTGATTGGCTACTACATTGCCGCTGCAAATACAGTGGTCTATACCGCTTCAATGGTGAGCTGACATGGCAGGTAATTCCGTACCGGTTTTCTTTGGCGCTAAGGCGCAAACACGCCGCCCCGCTGCGGTGGACGTGACGATCACATATGACCACTCTATTTCCAACCGCGCTTACATTGACGCTTTTAGAAGCATCGATAATATCAAGGAGCTCCAAGCTGAACTTGCCGCAGAAAGCATTGGAACAGGCGCGGATGAAAACCGCTTTTCAATTACATCTTTTGAATTTTTAATGCACACGTTGCATAATGATGTAGCGAAAGTATGGATTGACGCTTCCGACCTTGATGATGCTGGATTGGAGTGGCAAGACTCCCGCAACATCGCTTTCAACGGTACAAGCGATGAAGATGAAACTGGTTCTATTTACAACTTGCTGACTGGCAACCGCTCATTGCCGACGCTTGTCGCTAATCCTAGTACCAATTGGCCGCGCACTACAGACTCATGGACGGACGGCACCACTCCTTCCGGAAGTACGCCGGACGGCTCTTATCGCGCAGGCGCTGGAAACAATATCCGTGGAATTATTATCAGCCAATCAACTGAAGAGGAAGGCGCGGATATAGCAATTGCGGGCACTTACGGCATCGCTAATGGTGCGCCAGGTGTACAATACAACCTAAACAATCAAGGGCCTTCAGACGGTCTTGATAACAACACGAAATACATTGAACTTTCGCAAGCACTAGAAAATCCAAACCTAAGCCAAATTCTTGTATTTATTGACAATGTTGCGATTGGTTGTTCCGCTAGGGTCGCGCATATTAACGATGGACTCATACCTTCAAGTGGAAATTATCAGCCAGTAGGAGTCGTGTTCCCTTCGCAAACGCTTTGCACTGTAATTTATGCGCCCAACGGCGTAATTACTAGCAAAGAGACTACCTACTTTGTCGGCGGTGTCCCCATTGAAACCTTGAGTGGACTTTCGCCCGACGCTCCGGGTGCGCCTGATGCTACTAACACTTATCACTACGCCAAAAAATCAAACGGCGCCGTACTAAGTCTTAATGCAACGCAGGCTAATTTCCCAGTCACCTTCTGGGCGCTGGGTCGTGTGCTCGGCAAATACCTGTACGACACATCCTTCTAGAATGAACATGCCGGCCCATGACCGGCTTCCATCGGCTCGATAGCCATGTCCCTGCAGATAGAGCTCAAGAAAAGCGCTGTTTCACAAAAGCAGCCTTTTCCCAGTGACCTTGCCCTTGGCGAGATCGCGCTGAACTACAACGCCGACGGTCCGTTTTTGACCTGCAAGGACACCGCCGGCAACATCCGCAAGCTGACCGGCGTGTGGGTGGGGGCAAGTGCCCCAAGTTCCCCAACGGCTGGCGATCCTTGGCTTGATACCACGAGCACGCCTGTGCTCAAGATTTACAACGGCTCCACATGGGTAAGTGCCGTCTCAGTGTCACCTGCCACCACGAGCGCCTACGGCACCGTCAGGCTTGCTACTACCGCTGATGTCGCCAATGGTACGGCTGGAAAAGTCGTTGATGCAGCACAGCTAGCAAGCCGCGTGACGGCTGACATCGCATCTGCACTTGCTGCTGATCCTTTTGTCGTGCCGACGTTGAGCGTCACAGGCAACGCAACCGTCACTGGAAACCTAACGGTCAATGGCACGCAAACCATCATCAACACGCAGACGCTTGACGTAGAGGATCGCAATATTGTCCTCGGCAATGTCGGCAGCCCAACGGATACTACTGCCAACACTGGCGGCATCACCCTGAAAGGCGCCACGGACAAAACCTTCTCCTGGCTCGATGCAACTGATAGCTGGACCAGCAGCGAGAACGTCGATCTTGCCAGCAGCAAGAGCTACCGCATTAATGGCACGGAGGTGCTGAGTAGCACCGCTCTCGGCAGCGGTGTCACCGGCTCCAGCCTCACTAGCGTTGGTACCATCGGCACTGGCGTGTGGGAAGGCAGCGCCATTGTTGACACCTACCTCGCCACGATCAGCACTGCAGGCAAGGTCAGCAATAGCGCCACCACTGCTACTGACGCCAACACAGCAAGTGCCATTGTCGCCCGCGACAGCTCTGGTGATTTCAGCGCTGGCACGATCACCGCAACGCTGTCTGGCAACGCTGCCACTGCCACCAAGCTCAGCAGCACCTGCACCTTTGCGCTGACAGGTGATGTCACTGGCACGGTTGATAGCGATCTAACAAGCGGCGCCAGTATCACTGCTTCTATCGGCTCCGGCGTAATCGTTGACGCAGACGTAAATGCCAGTGCCGGCATTGCATTCAGCAAGCTCGCCAACGTCAGCGCTACTGACAAGTTGCTGGGACGCAGCAGCGCAGGCGCAGGTGCAATCGAAGAAATCACTTGCACTGCAGCCGGTCGTGCTTTGCTTGATGATGCCGATGCTGCAGCTCAACGAAGCACGCTTGGACTTGTCATTGGCACGGACGTTCAAGCCTATGACGCCGACACAGCCAAGCTTGACACTGCGCAGTCTTTTACCGCGCTGCAAACATTCGACAGCGGCATCGCCAACGACGGTCCTTACACCGAGGACGTAACAGCAGTCGCTGCACTTGATGTTGACTGCTCTCTCGGCAATTACTTCACCAAAACAATCGCCGCAGACAGCACGTTTACCTTCAGCAATCCACCTAGCTCCGGCCGTGCCTATGCCTTCACACTGGAGCTGACACACACCAGCGGCGTCATTACATGGCCTACATCAGTCAAGTGGCCTTATGATGTAACGCCAACATTGACCACTGGCAAAACCCACCTCTTTATGTTCGTCACCATTGACGGCGGCACCCGCTGGCGCGGCGCTGCTCTTGTTGACTACGTGGATTGAGCCATGAGAAGCATTGCGCAAAGCTTGATGATGGCGGCAGCGGAGCCGCCCGTGCTAGCTACAGGCGGCACAGTAACAACAATCGTAGATAGCGGATCGCGTTACCGTGTGCATACATTCACTTCAAGCGATACTTTTACTGTCCTTCAAAATTTGACCGCTGAATATCTGATTGTCGGTGGTGGTGGCGCACCGGGTACAGGCTGGTCAACAGGAGGCGGTGGCGGCGGTGGCGTCTTGTACACGCCCGCCGGTTCTGGTATTTCAGTGATCACTGGATCGTATTCTATTGTTGTTGGAGACGGCGGCACTGCTAATGACAATGCCTTAAACAATGGCGGCGATTCCAGCGCACTTGGTTTTACGGCGATAGGCGGTGGCGGAGGCGGCGCCTATGACGCAGCAGGTAAAAACGGCGGCAGCGGTGGTGGCGGTGGAGCATCCCCTAGCATTGTTCGAATAGGCGGACCAGGAACTGCTGGGCAAGGTTATGCAGGTGGACCTGGAGAGGCGAACGGTGCTCCTTATTACGGCGGAGGCGGTGGTGGCGCAGACGGCGCGGGCTCTGCTGCTCCTGCAAGCGAAACGGAGTCCGGCGCTGGCGGCCCTGGTTTACTGATCGACATTACTGGCACAGCCGTTTATTACGGCGCCGGCGGGCACGGTGGCACAAGTACTGGAATCACCCAAGCATCTACCGGTGGATCAGTCTTGCCTGGCGTCAGCGGCGGCGCCAATACGGGAGCAGGCGGCGGTGGAAATGCTGACGATACCGCGACCATCAAAGGCAACGGCGGATCAGGAATTGTCGTCATCCGGTACGCCATTTAGACGATCGCTAAGCTGACGAGGTAGGCCACCGCTGCCATGATTGAAGTCATCGCCGCAGTGGCCGGCGCATCCATCTCAGTCGCCGCGATGGGCGCCATGGGATTCAGTAGAAAGTCTGATGAAGCACGCGATGCTGTGATCAGGCTTACAAGCGCCGTAGAGCACATCGCTACGCAGCTTGAGGTGTTGCATAAGGACATCAAGGAAGACCGCAAGGAAACCTTTAGCCGACTTGGTAATGTTGAGCAGCGCGTGTCTAAGCTGGAAGCAAAGCCCTAGGAGCTATGGACACCATGAGCCCTGAAACCCTCGCGATTATCGCCATCATCGTCGGTGCTGGCTCTGAAATCATCACGCTGCTGCCGATCAAGGAAAACAGCTGGGTGCAGCTGGTGGTCAAAGCACTCAAGGTGGTATTCCCAAAGAAGTGACATGGTTGGTTCGCTTCGGCGATCCGACCTGGCAGCAGCAGTTGCAGCAGTGGGCGCGGGAGTTCAAGTTTCGCGCCACGCTTGCGCCACGCCTTGACCGTCAAGAAGAGCGGTGGCACGCTGCGCAGCCGCAGCAGCCGGAGCCTGTTGTCGCGCATCACGCGGTTGACGACACATTGCAAACCGGCGACAGTCGCCTGCTGGGCGGCGCAATGGAAATCAAAGCACCTCGGGTGAATGACGATTCAACTCCGTAACGCAGCCAAGCACCACAAGGAGCTGCCGCATCAGATGGCAGCTTGGGATTGGCTGCAAGAGCAGCTCAGCGCTGACGTGCTAGAGCAGTTCGCGGAGATGTATCGCGCGGATCCGCTGCCGAAGCAACCGCTGCCGCCGGCATGGCTTGAACCGACACTGGCGATCATCAAAAAGTGGGAAGGCTGCAGGCTTGAGGCCTATCGCTGCCCCGCTGGTGTGCCGACCATCGGTTATGGCGCCACGCGGTTGATCGACAAGCCCGTGCGGATGGGCGACACCATCACGCAGCAGATGGCGGATGATCTGCTGCTGAATGAAGTGGAGCATCTGTTCGCACCGGGACTGTTCACGCTGCTGCCGATGGCGAAGCAATGGCGGCCAAACCAGATCGCAGCGTTGATCAGCTGGGCCTACAACGTCGGCCTCGGCGCGATTGAAGAGTCCACACTGCGGAAGCGGCTGCTGGCCGGCGAGGATCGCGCCAAGGTGGTGATTGAAGAGCTGCCCCGGTGGAATAAAGCTGATGGCAAGGTGCTGGAAGGCTTGGTGAACCGCCGCAAGGATGAGGTGCGGTTGTTCACCGGTGGGCAGCCAATTCAGCAAGAGCCAGCAAAGCTGAGCCCTTCATCGCCATTTTCAGCGCGACTGACCCCGCACATCACGCTGGGCGAATTTGCGCTCGGTCAAGAGGTGCGCCGATTTGAGCATCAGCACCAAGTGGACACTGCGGCTGAACTGGCTGCATTCATGGAGCGTGCGCGGGCGCGTTTCGGTGGTAAGCCTGTGATCATCACCAGTGGCTACAGGCCGGCAGCAATTAACCGCTCAGTCGGCGGTGCCAGTGGTAGTGAGCACCTGTACAACGCACCCGGTGTTGGTGCAGTGGATTGGTACATCCAAGGTGTTGACATTTACAAGGTGCAAGAGTGGTGCGATATGGATTGGCCGTACAGCTTGGGCTATGGCGCACCGAAGGGCTTTGTGCACCTTGGAATCCGCAAAGGCAGACCTAGAGTGCGCTGGGACTATTGACACCTAACCTTGCTGCTTCCTGATCACGAAATCCGCCGCCTCTGCAAGCAACAGCAGATGGTGTCACCATACAATGAAGAACTGCTCAATCCGGCCAGTATTGATGTAACACTTGGCAGTTACATCATGGTTGAAGTGCCTGAAACACCGGAGCTGCAGCGTGTCTGCATTGAAGGCTATTCACAATCGGAGCCATACATGGTGGAACCCGGTGCATTCTTTCTTGCCGAGACACGCGAAATCTTCAACTTACCTAATCACGTCGGTGCACAGTTTGTGCTCAAGTCAAGCCGTGCGCGTGAGGGTTTTGATCATGCTGAGGCCGGATGGTGTGACCCAGGCTGGAATGGCAGCCGCTTGACCATGGAACTGCGCAACCAGCGGCGTTGGCATGAATTGCCAATCTGGCCCGACATGAAAGTAGGGCAGCTTAAATTCATCTTGGTCAGTGGTGTGCCTGAGCGCAGCTATGCGCTGACTGGTCGTTACAACGGTGATCTAGGTGTCACCAGCAGCAAGGGTTGAATACACCTCGCAAGCCCGGTCGTACTGCCATCGGGCTTGCCATTCTTGGCGGTGTTCCTTCACCATTCCTGCATAAGTAACGCGCCAAATAGTACCGTCCGCTGTGTTGATTTGCTCTAGCGTGGGTGCATTGTTTGCGGTCATCGTATGTCGTGGGGTGAGTGGATGGTGGTCAACATGCCGATAGAAGAGCAGCTGGCACTGGAAACCCAAGCGCGGGCTGCCCTTCATCATCATGACCCCGCTGCAGTTGGCCGTTTATGCGCTGCGTTGATTAAACAGAACGCCATGCAGGCGCAGTTGATCAGGCAGGCAACTGGGCATATTGCGAAGTTAGAGATGGAGCAGTTCTTATCCGAATCGCAAGCTTCCGCTGCGCCACCGTGCATCGCTGACGAATCCGTTCACGGCTGACGCCTTGCTCGCGGCCGATCGCGGCATAGCTGCGCTGTTCTTTGCCGTTCAAGCCATAGAACATCTCAAGGGCCTGGCGTTCCTCCGGCGTCAGCTGAAAAAAAACCAGCTGCAGCTGTTCGGCGTATTCATCGCTGATCATTTCATCGGGTAGCTCAGCGGCGATCATTTCAATCAGTGGTGAGCCATCATCCGTGGCAAGTTCATCCAAGCTGCGGTGTGGTGTGTTGCGCTCCAGCAATATGCGCAGCTCAGCCACTGTAATATCTAGCGCCTCGGCAGTCTCTTGCAGCGTTGGATTCTTGCCATGCTGTTGGTGGTATTCACGCTGGAACTTGACTGCCTTGTAGGCACGCTCCAGTGAATGTTGCGGTACGCGGATCAGCCGTTCCTTGGTGTCAATCGCGCGGTTGATGGATTGGCGGATCCACCAATAGGCGTAGGTGCTGAACTTATATCCCTTGCTGCCATCAAACATCTCTGCAGCGCGGTGGAGCCCTAGCGCACCTTCCTGCACGAGATCCATGAATTCAAGCCCGCCATTACGCAGCCGGCTGATGTAACGCTTGGCGATATGCACCACAAGGCGCAGGTTGGAGCTGATCATGGTGTCACGCGCGCGCAGGCCGATCTTGATCTGACGCAGCTCTGCTTTGGTGCGTTGGCCATCAGCAGCTTGCAGCTCCAGTGCACGCTTCACCTGGCGCGACAGCTGGATTTCTTGCTGTGTGGTAAGCAGTGGAAACCGTGCAGCTTCAATCAGGTACTGCTTAACGGAATCGTTCATGGTCAGATGATGGTGCGGGTCTTGTGGTTTGGATCGGTTTCATCAAGGTGACACTCTGGCCCGAAGCCGGTTGCGACGTGCTCAGCAGTGAGCCCATCGCCTAGCTTCGCCGCTTCGCGGTCGGCGTCAATTTGCTCCATGCTGGCAAGCCAGCTGCGTAGTGCATCACCGGTGGGCGTCTTGGGCGGCCACGCGGCAAACCTTAGGACAGCCTTGCGATCACGGCAATGGATTGATGCGTTTGGTTTCCAGCAGATGAACCACCGGCCGTTCCAATCGCGGCTGGTTTCAATGCGGAGCCCATTGGCCTGGAATGCGTCGCGTTTCATTCAACATGGCTCCATGACTTGCCGGCAACGATACTGGCCACAGTTGAACGGGCGATGCCGTACTCACCAGCCAGTGCGGCCAGCGTGCTGCCATCACGCCGCCGTTGCCGCAGGTGTCGCACATCGTCTTCGGTCAGCACTGCACTTGGGTTGCTTTCGCCCCGCTGCTGCCGTTCTGGTGGATTGAGCATCACACGTTCCACCGTGCGCACGCGGTGGCTGCAGTCGGGACAGCGATACCAGCGGTGTGTGCCATCCATGCGGTGCTGCGTGCTGATCACCTTCATCCGCATTGCTGGGCAGTTGGTGCAGTGCATTGTTAAGATGTGTAAGTCTCTTTTCTAGGGGCATCGCGTAACTGCTGGCCCGGCAGCAGTGAGGCCGTCACCGCGTGAGGAGCGGCTACCGGGCCAACTATTGATGATGTCTACTGGGCATCGAGGCAGAACATTTTGCGGATACGCTCCGCCTCTTGTTCGTAAACCTCCATACCCTTAAGCTGGTCGATTCCAGCAAGATCGCACATCTTTGCTAAATCCCACCGGAGATTGTCATCGAACAAGCGTTCATACAAGAACGCCCTGATCTCAGCTTTGTGTTCTCGTTTCATTAGTGGAAGCGACTACTGGGTTTCAAGTTCAATAGCAATGGCCAAAAGTTCGGCTCGTATTGCCGATGCGTGTACATCACAGCAAGAGTCATACGGAAGACGTGGCGCTGGAACCACCTGATCCGCAGCAGCTCGTAGGGCGGCGGCAAGCTGAGCAGACCTATTCGGAGTCCAAACACCGTTAATGTATTCGCCATCGGAGGCGTTCCACCACGCATCAATTACTGCCTGCGCGGCGGGTGAAAGTTCAGACATAGAAGTGGAAGCGATTACTCCTCTGGGTCTAGGCACTTTTCAATCGCATCGTCAATCGCGGATGAGTCGGTAACGGCGTCATCGTATCTACCCCATACAGCCCAGCGGCGGGTGTCAGGGTTGTAAGTGATCGAAAAGACCTCGCAGGAAGCATTGGTCATGCCCTGCGCTGTCAATAGAGCATAGAAGTCGTTCGATGCGGCTCGATGGATGATTTGTTTCATGGGTGATTAGAGGTAATGACTACTTGCCCCAGCGGGCGAGCACGGCGCGGGCAAAGGACAACACGTCATCGCGCATGTCGCATCCTTCTTGCTTCGAGTAGATCACATGCCCGTCACACATGGTGTAAGAAACCTCATGCTCGTGGGATAACTCCAGGATCTCCTCATCCGTCGGCCCCTCCGGTTCGGGCTGGGCGAGGTAGGCGCGGGCTTCCGCGAGTACGGGCCGAGCGGTGTCGATGTGTTGCGTTCCGTCTTCGCGCTGGATAACCCGAATGGCGTTGTGTAGTGCATCGGACAAGCTTTTGATCAGATCGCGTGGGCTTGTGTCAGTCATGGGCTTCAAGCTCGGCAGCGATGGTCATCAGGATTCGCCGTTCGCGTGTGCAGTACACAGCAGCAGTACGCAGGGCGGCAGAAACACCTTGTGCGGCTGTTCCAGCGCGATCAAATGCGTCGTTGGCTGCATCCAGAACAGCCTGCGCGGCGGGTGAAAGTTCAGACATGGAAGTGGTAATGACTACTTGCCTTGGGGGCTTATCGGTCAAGGCCAAAGAATTTCCGAATAAATGCTGTAGTCAAAGTGGCAGGCCAGAAGATGGCCATAACGACGCAGAGAATAATGTATGTTTGGTCCGTGTAAGGCGAAAATAAATCGTTGCGTGGAAGCGCCATGTAGGTACAAAAGGCGATGAAGAGGTAGAACCAGATCATGATTTCAGTGATGTTTGTTGGCGTTGAAGTGGGTTCCACTACAAGAGTTTTGAAAGTGTCAGCTTTCTAGCTGGTTCTGCAACTGGAGAAACGCCCATGACGGGACGCAGTGGTTCTCTTCATGAAGCCACGCTGCAATCTCGCGGATCGCGGCGCGGGCATCGTCGGGATAACTGTGTCCAATGGCCTTTTGTACTCGCTTCACCAGTGAACCATCTGGAAGTTCCGTATAGTTGGATTCCGCTGGCTTGACGGCAGCCTCCAGTGCCTCCACGCGGGCGCGGAGTTCAAGGACACAGTTCAACATGTCCATGCCATTCTTGCCGAATCTCTCGACAGCAGCCCAAACCTCGGGCTTGGCGCGGTGGCGCAGCCACTTATTCCGAAGGTCTTCGCATTGCCTGTCGAAAGCGTCAAAATCGCGGTGTTGTTCAGTCATTAACGTTCCTCACTACTTGTCTAGCAGGCACATAACCTGCGCCGGCTTGTTTTCATAGAGCTTTTGGCAGGCGTGCCACTTCTGTGGAAGCCACCACCAATTACCCATAACCACAAAGGCCACCAGTGCCGCAGCTAGAAGAATGGTTTTCATGGGTGATCAGTTGGAATCACTAATCGGGGCCAAGTTGTTTCCTATTGTCTTCATAATGCGCTTCCTAGCCTTCTGGGTTTCGGATTCAGTCAGGACGCCCCGCACGTAGAGCCTGCTGACATCATGAATGTCATCAAGCAGTAGATCTGTGGCGCGAGGATCAAGGGTCAATCGGAGCCCCTGCGCTTTTAACTGCTCGGGTACGGGCCGAGCGAGGCCGCCCATATTGAGGGTGAACTGTAGTTTGTTAGCCATTGAAGTCGGAATCACTTGTGGGCTTGATTACGAACTGAACTTTTTCCGCCCACTCGATGACAACCATTGCGGGATCCACCTGCCTTCTGACTTTTTGCAGGCAGTGCTGGTCCCACTGGTTGCTACTTAAGATTGCGTCAATGGCTGCCATTCGCCGCGCCAGGGCGCTGTACGCAGCAGCGATGTCTGGGCGGATGACCTCTACAGACTGAATTTCTTGAGGGTTGGCGATGTTCATGGGGTGATTAGAGCAAGTCACTGGTCAACTCTTGCATGTCGCGTTCCACCAACTGCGCTAGGCGTTCTTGATAGAGCCCTGTGTAGGTGCCGCAGGTGCGGCCGCTGCGCTCGTAGAGGGCGTCGAGGTAGGCCTGGCGGCGTTGTTCAGTGGTGGGGTTGATTTCCATGGCGGCGTAGCAGTTGGGTTTTGCGTTCTTCGATGAGGTGCGCCGACGAGACAATCGAGCACGTGCCATCCGGGCAGCAGATGCGGTAGCAGTCGTGGCCGTGGGAGTCGACGTAATACTCAACAGTCAGGTCGGCGCTGGTCATGGATCAGAACGGCGGGTAGTCATCGGAAGCTGCATCTGCAGCAGCGCTACGCGGCAAGAACTCAAAACGCTGGGCGCTGAGTACATGCTTACTGCGTTTGGCGCCGGTTTCCTTGTCGTTCCACTCTTGGCGGCGGATGTTACCGCTGAGCAGGATGCAATCCTTCAGCTTGCATTTATCCACGATCACCTGCGCGGACTTGCCCCAGATCTCTACATCAATGGCGTTATTGATGTAATTGCCGTCTTTGTCTTTGCCTTCGATAATGCCACCAGCAAAGTTGGCGACCATGCTGCCGCTGTCGAAGGTGCGCAGTTGGGGTTCAGTGATGATGCGGACGATGCCGGATGCGTAGAGACTCATTGGAGTGGGGTGATGTTGTGGGCTTCCTCAAAGGCGAGGATTTGCGCGAGCGGATAGCGCACGCGCGGGGTGCCAGCTGGTGTGCCGATCAGCGGCAAGGTGTAGTACGTGGGACCAATGCCGCGTGCACGTTGGTTTTTGATGGCGCTTGGCTTCAAGCCCCAACGTGCTGCGAGTTGCTCAGTGGTCAGGAACGGTTCAGTCATCAGCGAAGGGATCCTCATCAGGTGTTGCAGCAGGCGTCAGCTCCTGCTCCTTGGCCATCGCCAGTTCCAGCAGTTGCGTCAGCTGGTCATCGCTCAGATCGCCTTTGCGTGCTTCCATCCGCTCTTGGATCTTGTGCAGTTCCGGGATGGACTTGCACTTGGCAATAGCAGCCTTGCCGGCGGCGAACACCTTGGTGTCGCCAGCCGGTAGCGCAGGCGCGGCATCAGCAGTCACTGTGACCGGTTGCACGGTGTCAACCTCTGCCTGCTGCATCTCATCAGTGCTGTAAACACCGGAGAGGTCGGCGGGGAAGGCCTTGCGCAGCGCGAGAGCCTCGCTGCACTTGGCGATCATCGCGGCGCCCATCTTGCTCCACAGGCCTTGGCCCGCGTTGTAGTCAGCAAAGCGGGCGACACCGACGAAAGGATGCGCGGCACCTTTGCGGTAGATGATGGTCTTGGCGGCAGCAGGTGGCTTGCTGCTGAGCCATACGTCTTGCCATTGACCGTCTTCGCCGCACCAAAGCGTTTCAGATCCATCCAGCTGGCCGGTGCGTTCGGCGATGCTGCGCAAGCCGTCAATGCCGGCCTGGATAGTCATCTTGCCGCCACGCTTGATGGCATAGATCTGTTTGCTGAACGGATCGAGGCCAGTGCGTTGGCAGGCGTAGGCAAACAAGCGCAGTTCATCTGCGCTGCAGCCTGGCGCAATGGTGGTTGAGATCAGCTGCGTTTGCTCTGGTGTCCAGAGCGCAAGGGAACTAGAAGTCATCTGAGGTCATGGTTGGGGTGGTGCTCAGTGCCCACTTGGGCAGGCTGAGTGGTTCGATGCCTTGGCTGTAGCCGGGCCATTCGTTGATCGCCATGCAGTCCGAAATGGTCTGCATGTTCTGCCGGCGCAGTTCAGCGCCAGCGGTCATGGCTTCGGCATCCAGCTGGTAGACACCAACCGCATACGGATAGGTCTTCTCCACTGCGATGAAGACAAACCGCTTCGCAGGCAAGCCGCTTAGGTAGTGGCTCGCTTGCACATGGTAGCGGAAGGTGGCGCAGCTTTTGGCGAAACCACGCGGGCTGGCGTCAGTTGTGGTTTTGAGATCCACGACCGTGGCGTTATTCAACCAATCCGGCCGGCACTTGCAGCGCATCTCGGTAATGGGATCATCCCACCAGAACGACTGCTCGGCTTGGCCGTTGTGCAGCAGTTCCGCTGCTGCTTGGTGGCTGCGTACAGCGCCGGCCATTGCCATTGCTAGTTCCATGTCGCTGCTGGTGACAGCTTCAATGCCAGCGGTAGCCATCTCGGCGGCTTGCTCCTTGCCGGCTTTGGTATTGCGCGGTGCGCAGATGCCATACCGCTTGCTCAACTCATCCGGTTCCAGTACTGCGCAATGCACAAGGCTGCCAAGCCGCATTGCGGCAGTCGGTTCCGTGCGTTGCCGTTGCGGATCCAAGTACCGACTCCAGTAGTGGTACGGGCTTTGCGCTACGGCGTGCAGATGGCTTGCGCTGATCGCTGGATCAGCGTGATACTGCTCGTTGGAAATCATCGTTGATACAGCATTGTGCGTGGCCCAAAGCAGTGTTCAAGTTGCGGGAATGCCTCCAGTAGCCGGCGGCGGTTGTCGGGGTCTGCAACCAAGCCGGCCTCAGCCAACTTGGCCATGAAGCCACCGCCGTGGCGGATGGCAGTTTGGAGCGTTTGAAAGGTTTGCTGATCAGTCATGACGCACCACCTGCTGCGTGCCGCTGTGCGTGGACTGATGGTGTGCGCCGGATTCAATGCCGATCATGGCGAAGACTGCCGTTGCAATCAGCAGGCAGATGGCGTTGTTGATGCGGTTGACCATGGTTCTGTGGTTGGGATTACTGCCGGCATTGGGTGCGGCTGCCGGCGGCCGCGGTAAGTCAGACGCTGGCAAGCATCTCGTTAGCAGTGTTGAGCCGCTGGAACAGCCGGGGAAGGATGTGGAAATGACGCTCGCGTTTGGCCGCTTCGATCATGTCCAGAGTCTCGTTGCGGAACTCTTGCCACTCTTGGCGCTGCGACTTGCGGGCAGGTTTGGCGGTGGCGGTGATGATCACGGGAGCGCCGGTCTGCTTGCGGTTGCTGGTCTTCCATGCAGCCAGCTCAGCGGCAGTCATGTTGGCGGTGACGGAGGTGCGGGTCATGATTCTCGGGTTGCGGGGCAGGACTGGTCGCCTGCTGTGAGTGAATCATACCACCTCGCGCAACCCCGCCGTGACCCGCTCACGCAAGAGCTGCAGCGTGCCGTCGTTCATGATCCGGCGCGTGAACAGCTCGGGGTCGTTGAGCGCACCCTCGCTGGCGTGGTCAGTGTTGGCGGTCGCGCTAGGGCGTTGCACGTGCCACAGCTCGCCGTTGAGTTCACGGATCAAGCTGGCTTCATTGGGAAACCGCACGTCATCGACGACCACTGAATAGCCAGCAGCCTGCAAGTCGCGGATGCGCTTGCTGGCCACCATCACCCACACGTCTGGGTGCACGCACTGCCGGCCCCATTCAGTGCCGAGCGTTTGCATCAGGTGCCGTGCGCTGCAGCGGATGCCGGGGATCTGCTGCTCCTTGTATGCGTGCACGTAGCGCGTGGCGGTGGTGCCGTCGTGGCCTAGCTGACAGAGCAGCTCACGCACTAGCGCCTTGAGCGGAGCAGCGAAGCTCACCTGCATGAAGCCGTCTGTGATCAGCTGCGTGGCAATGGTGGTCTTGCCGGATTGCGGTGCTGGGCTGTAGAGCCCGATGAGGCGGGGCATGGTAATTAAGCGAGGGTGATGGCGGTTGCGATCAGCCTGTGCTTCGCGACCTTGCGGCGGATGCCGGTGGCAGCTTGCAGTTCACGCAGTGTCAGCTGCTCCATCTCGGCGGCGATAGCGGCCAGTGGATGCAGCGCAGCGGGCACCGCAGCGACAGCGACACCAAGCAGCGCGGCGTAGCACTTGCCGAGTTGTTCGCTCAGCGCCGGCAGTGCATCCCACATGCGGCGGGTGTATTGGCCAGCGAGCAGCGTGAGCACGATCAGCACCTGCAGGCCGTGCAGCACGATCGCGCCGACTTCAGCCCAGTCAACGCGGAAGCGGGCGTAGCCGTAGATGGTGCCAGCAGCGTGGCCGAGGATTGCGGGGATAGTCATCGCAAGCTCCGGTTACGTTCTTCAACAGTCAGCGCCGGGTGGTCATCCCACGTGTCGGCATCGTGGTCGTTGACCACATCAATCACCGCAGCAATGGCAATCCGGCGGATCTCGGGCAGCGCGTGGCCGTCAGTGGCGGCTTGCGCGTATGTCTCGCTGTAAACAGCGACGCACCGATCGAGCATCGTCATGCCGGCACCTCGATGCTTTCGCCATGCAGGCGGCGGCGGTACAGCTCGCGCAGGTTGGCGCATTCATGCGCCTCATCCATGCGGCCAAGTCGCCAGAAATAATTCATGCGCACCGTCTCCCAGCGCCAGCCGCTATACAGCAGCTCGGTGGGGACGGTTTCGGTTGGTTGTTTGCGTGGCATTGGGCTTGAGCGGGGATTGGGTGCCGGATTGGGTGCTCTCGGCTGGCAGGCTGCTCTCTTGTCCGCAGCGGAGAATCCGGGGCGCTCTATCCGGCTTGCGGCCTAATTGGGGTGCCGGGCCAACCGGCGGTGCAGGCTCATTCAGGCCTTGTTGATCTCGTGGTGACCCGTCGTGTGATCCGTTCCGGGGCGGTTCAGTTTTGCGAGTGGTCCGCTCCCCCTCGTGCAGTCATTGTAGCACGGCTGCCACTGTGTGCAACCGTGCCAGTGCCCTCAGCAGTCCCACTCCGCGAGCCGGGCGCTGGTGTTAGCCAGCTCAGCTTCAACCGAGTCAGCCAGCGCGATGGCCTTTTGGGCCGTCTGCAGCAGCTGCTCGGTGGAGCGGCACCATGCCGCGAAGGCTTCATCCAGCTCCGCGATCAGCGCAGCGGTTTCGGCCTCGCGGGCGAGGGCAGTGCGGGTGAGATCGTCCATCGGTCCTCCGGTGTGTGGTGAGCACCAGGCGGGTGCTCTGTGGTGTGCCTGGCTAAAGCCACCACCGGGGCCGGGCCGATCGCCCGCGTGTATGCAATTGTCCAGGTGCTGGGCTTGCGCCCGCTGGGATCAATATATCACCACGTGCAACCCCGCACAACCCCCTAGGTGGACGGTTCCGCATCCGGCTGCATGAGCAGTCGTTGCGCGTCCTCAACGCTGCGTGCCACGCCAGCGATGCCGCCTGCTGCGGTCACGGCATCGAGCCACTGCTGCTGCTCTTGGCGCACGCGGCCGGTGGTGCTCTTCACCTCGATGCTGGCGAACACCGCAATGCGCTGGCCGACCATCTCGGGGGTGATGGTGATGGTGCGCCAGCCGATCAGATCGCTGCTGCCGGGCTGCAGTCCATACCGCACCGGCACACCACGGTGATCACGCAAGACGCCGCAGTTATTGCGAAACAGTCGGCAGTCACCACGGCTGCACGCTACGCGGATATGTTGCTGGATTGATTGTTCGCTGGGCACTGCGGGGATGCGACTGGCGGCAGGCTACGGCCCGCCTGACAGCTGTCTCTTATACACATCTGACGCTGCCGACGACTCCTTACGTGTA